GATGAAGCAACCCAGGCGTATTGTAATGGTGGATATCGTGGTGCAGATAATGATGATATTTTTGGATATGTCATAAACCACATACAAAATCGAATTTTAGGAGGTTCAAATGGCTTTGATTGAAATAGCAGATGAAGTAGTGGAAGAAATCGTATACAACCATATCATCGATACCTTCCACTCATTCCTAACCCCAACAGACGATATGGCTATCCTTGGTCTATCAATCGATCAAATGGACATGATTCTCGCTGGGGCAATGAACTACGCCAAGTGGACCTGTTCCCCACAACAAAATGAAATGATACGCGATTTGTGGCTGATGTGGGCTAGTAGGAAGTCAATTCTTGAATCTGATTGATGCTAAATACTTACTCATCCCACAGGAAACCAGGAATCGATGGAAGGTGAAGTAAAGCGTTTTACCCTAACATCCCAAAGAATGCAGTCAAACCCTGCATACATGCGAGAAGCCCAGGACGGCAAATGGATCAGATACGAAGAGCATCTTGATATCATTAATCGCTACAAAGAGCTTGTAGAGCTGCTGACCGACTCTAACAAGCGTTAATCAAATCGGACAATTGCAATAAGTCTGGTTTATCAATACCCCTGATGGGGCTGTATGCCCATCACCCAAAGTAAAGGTAACCAAATGAAAACAATCAATGTAATCATTTTGCTGGCTTCCATGCTGGCTAGTAGTAAAACTTTCGCTCAATGTGCTGACAACAGCTGTACGTTTGCATATGACATTGAGCAACCTGTCGTAGTCGAAGAATCCAAATACACCCAGGCGGATCTTGACTGTTTATACAAAGCAGTGTATAATGAGACAAGGGGAAGCGAAAAACAGGGTGCGTCTTTGGTCGTAGCTACGATCTTAAATCGCCAACAAAGCCCTCTCTTTCCCAAGAATGTTTGTGCTGTCGTTTATCAGAAGTCTCAGTTCACCAATGTAACAAAGGTGAACCCAAACAAGATAACCGACTCTACAAAGGACGTTGTTCATAAGGCTGTGGAAATGTACGAAAAAGGCTTGCTAAATACTAGCGTCCTTTTCTTCCACGCCGACTATGTAAGACCGAGTTGGTCGTACAAAAAGAAACGAGTGACGAAAATAGGTAATCATATTTTCTACAGATAAACAATGAAAATTAATTCGGTCAAAGATCCTGAGATGTTCCATCGTGAAATAGAGAGACGTGTGCTTCTAGGAATGGATTACCTAGAAGCCATTGTCTCGTACTGCGAAGACAACAAACTTGAAGTTGAGTCTGTTGTGCCACTTATGAGAAATGGTTCTGTGCTTCGCGCAAAGTTGCAGAAAGAAGCAGAGGACTTGAATTTAGTTCAGAAATCTGCTATACTTCCGATATGAATTTTGGAGCAATGAGTTACGTGACACCGTTTGAAGCGTACACAAAATACCTGGCTTATCGGATGCATTTTACGTCTGACAGCTACGATTACCTACGCTATAACGGATCGGTCAAAGCCAATCAAATTACGTTTGATACACGCAACGACAAGTACTTCTTCCACAAGCTATCCAAACACAAAGATGTTGATGGGTTTCTAATTTCCCACATGCTTGTTGGCAACCCTCACAAGAAGTATATCCGCGACATTCTACATGACGAAGAAGACAAGAAGGTTTATGCCTCTTGGCTCAAAAGACAACAATCGCTGACCTACATCTTCAAAGAAGACATAGCAAAGCTTGATGATGATTACAATAAGAACATCAAAATTCCAGACAATGGTTCAATGCCAAAGCTGTATATGATGATGCTTCGCCAAACCATTTCACCAGAAACCGTGGTGATTCTGAACTCCCTTACTCCATTCTTCCAGTATTGGACAGACAACAATCTAGATCCATACGTTTGGAGTGATATAAATAAGAAGTATACCAAGTATACACCATTCGTGCAGTTTGATAAGGACAAGTTCCGAAAGCTTCTGCTAGAAAGATTCTCTCAGGACAGTTAATCGTCTTGGGTTAATAAGCCGTGCTAGAGCTTTATAATCTAGCGTTCAACTACTAAAGGAAAATACAAAAATGTCATTTAAAAACTTAAAAAACTCAAGCAACGATTTCGAAAAACTGAACGCAGAACTCCAGAAACTGCAAGCGTCACCAGGTAGCACTGATGAACGTTTCTGGAAGCCAGAGGTTGATGCAGCTGGTAACGGTTATGCCGTCATTCGCTTCCTCCCAGCCCCTGAAGGTGAAGACGTTCCCTTCATTCGTTATTACGATCACGCATTCAAGGGTCCAAGCGGTGCTTGGTACATCGAGAATTCGTTGACCACGCTCGGTCAGCAAGATCCAGTCTCTGAGTACAACTCTCAGCTGTGGAACTCTGGTGTCGAAAAGAACAAAGAAACTGCTCGTAAACAGAAGCGCAATCTGCGTTATGTGTCGAACATCTATGTTGTCAATGACCCAGCACATCCTGAGAACAATGGTAAGGTGTTCCTGTTCCGTTATGGTAAGAAGATCTTTGACAAGCTGAACGATGCGATGAATCCGAAGTTTCCTGGTGAAACTCCAATGAATCCATTCAATCTGTGGACTGGTGCAAACTTCAAACTGAAAATTGCACAAGTCGCTGGATACCGTAACTATGATTCTTCTGTTTTCGGTCCTGTTGAACCTCTGAGTGCCGATGATGCAGTTCTTGAAAAGATCTATATGTCTGAATACCCACTGCAAGAGTTCATTGCTAAGGACAAGTTCAAGACCTATGATGAACTGAAAGCCAAGCTTCACCGTGTTCTGTCTGGTGATGCCATGGATCAGCCACTTGGTGATGATGGTTTCTCTACCCCAAAGCCACAGAAGACCGCAGAAGCTAAGCAAACTCCTGTTGCAGATTTCAACGACAGCTCAAGTGACGATGATTTCTTCAAGAAGCTTGCCAACGAAGATTCACCGTTCTAAGCCTGTAAAGCGAAGCCCCCGAAAGGGGGCTTTTTACTTTAGTATAGTCAGAAGATTGACTATTGCCGTATTTGTTGAAGCTGGTATCAGATCTCTGGTAAAGTGTTGGGTGTCTGGTTTCTTCGGTCTGATGTATGATGCAGCGATGCCTATGCCTTCAGACAACGAACTCATGAACGCAAGATCCTCATCTTCCGATTCTTCGGTTTGCATTGACATTTGAATCAGCTGTTCGCCTATGTTTTTCATCATGCTCTCATAATATCATCAAATGTGATCTTTCCGATCACTGCTGGTATTGGCTTTCTGTCTTCTATGATTGGTGGGTCTGCTTCATTGACAACATTGATGATGTTCTGTGCTAGGCTTATGCGTCTTTTATCTTCCTTAGCTTCAACGGAACTCATAGTTTTGACAAGCGACTCACCTTTCTTTATTTCGTACTGCTCCATCTTCGGTCTGGCTTGCTCTGCTATATCACCAATATCTGGAACACTAACGGAACTTTGATCTTCCATGACGATGCCTGGTGTTTTGGCATTATCCATGGCTAGTGGAGCGATCTTATCCATTTTAAGTGTGTCGGTGATGTTGCTTTGCTGGACTACTGCATCTGTTGCCTGTGCTGGATCTTCTGCTTTTGTTGATAGTGCAGCGACTTCAGCACCGCTTTTAGCGTCTGTGCTTTGAACAGTTGGAGTAGAACCCTGCTCGGCTGCTTGTGTTTCTGACGATGCAGTTTGCTCATCCTTTGCTTGGTCTGAACTACCGCCTACATTATTTGATTCGTCTGCAAACAAATAGGTCAGAACAGATGCACCAAACACACCACCAAGTGCTGCTGAAAGCGCAAGGCGTTTAGCGGATCCAATGTCTGGTATCTGGTTAGCTGTGTTGTTGGTGTTTTGTTGTTGGAGTATCTTTTCAATGTCGAAGCTCAGCTCCTGTACTTTATCATACAGTGCCTGGATTTCATTTGAATAGTTGCTTGCGATTTGATTTTTGTTGGCAGACTGCATGGATCTTTCTTCCATTTCAGTCTCCATCAGCTGTATCTGGGTCTGTTGCTCTTCAAGAGTCTGTTGTGTTTTTGCAACTATGGTATCGGTGACAGACACTATCTGTTCGATGCTATTGTCTATACTACCAACAGAGTTGTCCAGGGAGGCTTTAATGTTGCTGACTCGCTCATCGATGGTGTCAATTCTATCAGACAGCTGTTGTATCTCTGGATTAGCCTCAGATACATTAGAAGATAGCATTGTACTTACATCGAACATGCTTGCCATATTACGCTCTTAGATTGATTGCTGGTATTAGATCTGGTCTTGAATTTGAGTTCGATCTATCAGGTGTCTTGTTGTTGGTGTTTATCAGGTTCACCACGTTTTTTGTTTGAGACATTCTAGACTGTTTCAGATCATTGGTCTCTTTAATGATTGCTTCACCGACCTTTGGAACTTCAGAATCGATTGTCTTACCAATCTCTTTCTGTTGCTCTGTTGGTGGTTTTGTGTCTTGTTCTGATAGTAGCTGTTGCTTTCTCTTGTTGTACATCTCACGCTCAGCTCTCAGCGCTTGTGCTGCGCTTTCACGGCTGATGGAAGCTTTATCACCTTTACCACCAGCTGTTCTAAGAGATCCGTATGTTTTGGACACAGATGAGAACTCAAGTGATAGTGCATCCAGTGCTGACTCTATGTTGTCGGACTGACCAGTGATGTATCTTTGAATGGCTGGTCTTTTACTACCGACAAGATATTCTTTGAACAAGCGCTCTTGCATCGCAGCATCAAACTTCTCTTCACCACTAAGCTTCAGTCTGTTCTTGCCCTCTTGTAGAGTCGATGGAATCATCTGGTACTTACCAACCGCAAACATCTTACCCGTGCTTTGTTCGCGCAAGATCTGGTTGATGGTCATTTCCTGGAGGTTGGTGGTCTTAGCACCATACTTACCTTCACGAATCTTGTAGTTGTAGATGTTGTAGTTGCCACGCGACTCACCACCAGCAATTAGATCAGCCAGCGTACTACCATCAACACTACTATCTGGTGTATCTAGTGGAGCTGTGCCTTCTGGTGTGAACCCTGCTTCTTCGTTGCTTGCTGGTAGACCAAGATCCAGCGCACTTATCGCACCGATACCAATAAGAGTTCCTATGACCCACATTGGCATTCTTTTGATAGCATCCAACAAGCTATTCTGACTCAATACCTGTATCTTGCTGGCATCCAGTCTGACTTCATCGATGAAATTTGATAGGCTGTTCAGAGATTTCTCAACACCAATGTCCCTTTCGGTGTTGTTAAATATCATCGACTGCTCTTCAATCGATGCTTCTCTTCTGGCTCTTTCGTTTTGTTGGTCTGCCAATAGACCAGACATTTGTTCTAGGATAGAGTTGGATGTGGTCATAACACCACTCAATCTATCTGTGATAGAATAGAATATGTTCTCAATATCCACGGCAACGGACTCTGCCTTATTGGACAGGGTTTGTATTGCGCTGCTGACAGTATCAATTGCATTGCTTTGGTTACCCTGAACAGGATCTGGCTCAGCCTGGTCCTGCATAT